GCACAGAATTTTGCACAGAGAATCCCTGAGCCAGATCAGCACAGAAAATTTGCGCTGCGCCGGCTTCTTCAATCGAGAATCTGGACGCAGTAAACACAGTTATTTTTTTAGGGAATCGCGCGTAGTCAACTGATGCGGTTGACGTGGTTGAGCCGCCTACAATATCGAATTTCCCTGTTAATGGATTAAAAGTATAGGCCATTAAGAAACCGCCCACGACGCAAGGTCTTGTTTAGATGCATTCGTGTAAACTAATGTTATTGTCTTCAGTACCGTTCCCGACACTCCGCCTGATCTGTATTTTACAATTACGGTTGTGCTGTTCGGGTATTCCATAGTCCCAGAATCAGCCTCGGCAGGAGCCATGAAAGGTGAGCGATCAATAACGTTTACGGCAACTTCTCCGTTGTCCGTTTCATTAAATTTTTTCTGCTCTCTACTATTTAGAGTTTCTGGAAGTGCCATTTATCACCATTTCAGCATATTTTGCGCGCTGCGCTCTGATAATCGCAACATGATTAGCGCCGTCGTGATACATAAATACTACTTCAATCGGTACGTTTACGGATTTAATTCGAGCAACGAGTTTTTCCGCGCTCTTATCCTTGGCTACAAATGCATTCTTGAATGAGTTTAAAAAGTTTTCCATTTAAAAAATAAGGGAGCGCAGTTGCCCACGCTCCCCATTTCGTTGCGATTATACGCCAGGAGTGAAACCAGCGGCTTCGCTAGTTACATAGATATGCTTGCTGTCACCTTGAGGGCCGAGTTTTGCTCCGCCGTAGAAGTGTGCAGACATTACATAACCAAGCTCTTTGCTTGAGTGCTTATCAGAAATCTTGATTTCCATTTCTGTTTGCTTAACGAACAAAAGGAAATCAGGATGAAAGAATAAGCCCTTATCAGTAGCAAGTCCGTCATCTTCAAAGATTTGGAAGCCGTAACGCTTGTTAGCAACTACTCCAGCCTCAGACGGTTTTTCATTCTGATAGTCGATAGACGCAAGAACTTGATCCGCTAGAATGTCATTATAGTAGCTAGGGTCAACTAGACCATACCAGCCGCCCTCTTTCTTCCACTTAGCTTGAGCAGCGCGCTTTCGAATATCAAGCAATGCTGCTGAGTCAAGGTTCGTGTTGGATTGAATTTCGTTAGCCAAGATCGGGTTAACAAGTGAGTAAAGGTACTTGTTAACTTGATTCTTAACTGCTTCAGTCAATGCGTCGAGTAGCTTTGTTTCGCCTTTGTCGATCTGTGATTGAATATCAACGATATCGTCGATTTCAACAGATGCGATGAATAGCTTATCCGCTTTCACGTCAACGTGTTGCATAGAAAGAGCTTCCGGAGTGAATGACATTGCATCCGTACCGATAGTTCTTGTTTGACCGACTAGGTTATCAACAATAGAAACGCGAACGGTATCGCCTTTCTTTTTGATCTGACCTTCGTATTCTTTGTTGCACAAGCCGGAAAGGATTTTCTTGTTTACAAGAGCGTCCATTGCCAGCGGTGCCCAGAACTTCTGCACCTGATTTACTACCTGACCGATTTCTGTTTTAGCCATTTATTTTTCCTTTGTTTCGACTCTTCTATGTTTGAGAGCCTGAAAGTTTTGCTACTACTGCAAGGTTCTTTCTCTTCTCAGAAGGTGACATTTTTAACCACGCTTCGTAAGTCAGAGCATTTCCTGCTTGCGGCGCGTTTGCTGGCAACTTTCCAGCGTTTGGCTTATCTAAAACCCTGCTGTACTGTTGTTCAAATTCCCTAGCATACGCAGTGACGGCTTGCTTATCAGGCATTTTTGTTTCTGGATTAATCACGATCTTATCAAGATCAACGAGGCTCCAGAATTGCTGAGGCAAATCGCCTTGAACTTCCGCTAGAAACGCTTGCATCTTTGATCCCGACTCAATCACAGATTGGAGTGAGGATTTTTCGAGGCGTTCTTTTTCAAGTTCTTGTTCACGGAGTTTAACCAATTCCTTATAGTTGTTTGTTTCCTTAAGCTCGGCCTCTTGCTTTGCTTTCAACTCTTCCTCGGCCTTGCGCAATGCTTCCTTGGCTTTCTTAGCTTCAGTGACAGCGCGCTGATACGTTTCGTAGTTCACCGTATCTTTTGCTGGCTTTTGGTCGTTTTGTGGAATTTGGTTTTCAGTTCCGGCACCGCCAGATTCTGGATTAAGAGCACCGCTCTCATCTTTCGTACTCATTTTACGTTCCTCCGATTGTTTTACAACTATATTTTTTTTACTACCTTCAAGATTGTCTGACGGATATGATCTTGTACTTTCTTCACACCACGATCTGACAAATTTAAAAACGGTCTTTTTTTACGATTAGGCGATCCCTCTGCTGCGTACTTAGTGAGCGTCTGATTCGATTTTCCGCTTGAGTGTTGACCTGTTGCACTGATTTTTACCTTACCCGTAGTTGCGTTCTGCGCCTTGATGCTGTCTAACATCTGGCCAGTGTTCGTAAGATTAGACTTTTTAGGAGTCGTTAACTCATTAAGCACTCCGGTTTTCTTTCCGCGCGTCCTGGACTTCACGGTTGAAGGCTTCAGTTCTGCAAGTTTCTCGCGTGGTGCGCCTGTAGCTGACACTCCGTATCCTAATCTGGTTTGTCGCTTGATTTCTTCTGCTGCTACTTCGCCGTAGTCTTGCATATTTACTGAGCTATTCACTTCCTTGACGACCTTCGTTAGCGCGATCTGAAGATTCTTTAGCTGTGATTTAATATCAAGAGCCATTGTCCACATCCTCCAATGCGCCTAATACTTTTTCGGTTCGTTCTGTTCGTTTCTCTTCGTCATCTAGTGGATACTGTTTTAAAATCTTTTGCAAATCTTTTTGAGATATTCCAAGAAAGTCTCTTCCCTTAGTGACTGGCTTTGATTGACCATAAGTTCCCAGAACATTTCCCTCTACTCTGCCGGCTTCCGGATCAGACTTCGAGTAACCGATCGCCAGGAGTGTGCTTGTGGATTTATTTTTTAACTCTCGCATGGCCGCAAGCATATCGCCTGACAACATGAGATTAAGTTTTGACGGTGATTTTCCTGCTGCTCTGAAGTCTACCGAGTTGGCATAGCCTGTTGAGTATTTCCCCGTCTTGTTCTTACCTGAAAACGCAGGTAGCGGAGCGCCGTTCTTATCAACTCCCTTTTTCGTGCGGTTTACAACAAAGTCCACAATATCCTGAGCAATGGCTTTGCGTTCTTCTGAACTGTATTTTCTCGACACTGGGACAGTGAAGTAGATATTCTTCTCAGACTTTATGCCCATTATTGCACCTGTTCAAGATTGGCTGGCTCGTCCTCGACTTCTGTTTCATCTGATTGCATTTCTTCCATTGGATCTTCTGGCATCTCTGCCTCAGTCTCAGCATTGATTGCCTCGATGATCTTCTCGGCTTCTTTCTCGTCAACTTTCTCGATCATCATGATTGCACGCTTGCGTGTGCGCAGCATTTTCTCGATTAGTTTGATATTCTGGTCGATGATTTCTGTGTCAGATACAAAGGATTTAATCTCTGCGAATTCTGTTTTTACTTCTGTTTTATACGCAAAGTCGTATCGCAGCGCATAGCCTGGCATTTTCATCCATTGTGGGTGCAGATGATTTACAATCAGATACCACGCATCGGCTTCGGCCATAGTGAAATGCGTAATTTGTTTTTTGCGATCTTCCGTTGTGTCCATTTCGTCGATTGCTTTTGAGATTCCGGTCATCGACTTGTCATTTGATGTTAGCTCGCCGGCGCGGATGTTTCTCGTATTGAGCCAGATTTTTAATTGATCGTGAATGTAAGACATTACGGAAGGAATATCGACTTCTGGCTTTATCGTTCCTACTTCTGGCTTCGTGTCTTTTGTTGCATCTGATTTGATTGACCAGAATGCGTTAGGTGAGTGCTCGATGTTGTCGAAGTTCACGTCAATACCGTAGGTAACCGAGAACGACTGGAACATTACAGCGAAGTTTAGATCGGATAGAAGCACTGGAAACAATCGAATCATTGTCATCAGATCAGAATCAGGACGTGGCATTAACTCATATTTTGATCTATTCATGTACACGAACGGGATTTTCCCATAAGGATTCGTGCCGTCTGAGCCATACAACTGCATCAGGTCATCAAGCACAACTCCGTCATTGTCTACGATTAGAAATTCTGTGTCGGTGTAAACATAGTACACTTGTTTTTTGTTATGCAGTCCCATGATCTTTACAAAGTGAGTCACTCGCAGTGGGTTAACAGGATCGTTTGAGCATACATAAAATCTATCCGAAGGAATGACGCGCATCTTAGGCTCCACGCCGTCAACGTAGAATTCGATTGCTGTGTTCTTGTACAGGTTAAACATTTCATTTGCGCTCGTCATGTTCGCGTCGAAGTCTAATTCCTTAACGTAGAAATCGAGCGCCGACTTCTGACTCTCGCTCTCAGGAGTGATCGTCCTAGTCGGCTTCGAGTTGTAGAGCGTTGAAAGTTTCTCGATTAGTTTTCTGAGTAGGTTAATCGGTGAAATACGGTGCTTGATTGCCTCAAATGATTTGGGGGATAGCTGCTTTTGAAGATCGGACAGAACGAACTTGAGCAGATCGCCTTCAAAGATTTCTAACAGATTGTGATTGTGATCTAGTCTTGGGGCGTATTGTTGACCTTTTTCGATGATTGTTTTGATTTCGTCTTGAGTCATGTGATCCCCTTTTATAGTTTTATTGTACCAGATTGTCCGCGAGATTTAATCAAGTTGCAATAATAAATGCCGTAGCCGGCTGCCGTAGTACAGTGCTGATAATGTTTCGAGTCATCCTCGGTGTACTGTGCACCGTCTTTTAGCTTCGTAAGTCTAAAGCCCTCGTCAAGCGTTTTGCAGTTCCAGACGTGCAACCTTACCTGGCCTTCCATGTTTTTCATGTACGCATTTACTAGGTTATGGCGAGTCTTGATCGGTGGATTTGATTTTAGCACTTCGTACTTGTAGCGAATTCCTTTTTCTTCCAAGAACTTCGTTATGATTTCGTAGTTGTTGAAATTGGAGTTCGTGCTTCTGGCCGTTCCGGTAGCGTCACCATGCAGCGCATAATACGGAACATCGTGAGTAAATAGTCCACGGCCGTAAGCCTCGATGCATGCTTGCTCGGTTCTTAGACCTTCAATAATCACTTCGTCGAAGAAATGAAACACGTCATCAATCCACTGAAAGAACACTATCGAGAGCGGCTTTCCGTGGCCAATGTTGAAGTCAAAAGCAAAATGAATCGGATAGGTTTTGTCGATTTCGTATTTCTGTTTTTTGAAATGAATTTGTGAGTCGTATTGGTAGTAAATAGTCTCTCCTGCGATGTCGATCCATTGACCGTACAACATTCGCTGAGCCATTTTCGGGTCTAGGTCTTCTTTTAGTTTCTTAATGTATTGCGGCGGCAAGAACTTGTTTTGCTCTGTCAGCGAGTAGTAGACGTGTCGATTCTCGGTTGGCTCGATCATGAATCTTTTATACGCCCAGTGTGAAGGTGAATCCGGATTGGTTGCGCTTATGATCAATTGTTCTTTAACGTGCGGCAATCGTCCGACACGCAGCGAAATTTCCTCGTAAAACTCATCCTCATGGTTTTCTGTTAGCTCCTCGATAACGGCCATTGAAAGATCGAGTGAGCGAACCTTCGTGTAGTTCTTATCTGCCCATGACTTTGCGATTATTTCGCTCCCATTGCTAAATCTCATACAGGCTCGAAGGTTATTAGGG